TCCAGCAGTCCATCGACGCTGTCCTCGATCTCCTGGACCGCGTCCTCGACGTACTTGCCAGGCGTGAAGGCGTCGTCGTCGGCTGTGGCTTCGCCGCTCTTCTCGCGCTCGGCACGCTCCGCGCGCACGCGGTCGAAGCGCTCCTTCAGCTTCGCGACGCGGGCATCGGCGAGCTCGCCCAGCTGCTTGCGCGTGCGGTGCTTGAACACGAACTCGATGTAGAGGGTGTCGCCGCTCGCGGTCGGGATCTCGACCGGAGCGGTGAACGTGATCGGGCCGGCGGGGAAGAGGTCGACCTTGACCTTCGCCGGCTGTTGCTTGGCGGCCATGTTGTGAGTCCTCGGGGTGGGGCTTGTTCTTCAGGGCCTGCCGATCAGGCGGCCGCGTAGACGGTGGGCTCGGCGCGCACCGCCATCGTCAGCGTGTTGACCTGCACCTGACCCTTCGTCACGGTCGGGACCGGGTCGAAGGAGACCAGCGCGAGGAAGTAGCTGACCGAGCCGTCCGGGTAGGTGATCCGGAACGGGATCTCGTGCCGGTTCTCGCTGGCCGTGCGCAGGCCACCGAAGTGCGTCGCCGTGGTCCCCTGGAACGCGACGCCGCAGCTGTAGCGCCGCGGCGTGCGCGAGGTCGGGAACTCGTACTGGTCATCGGAGTCGAGGAACTCCTCCGTGACGAACTGCTGCTCACCGCCCTGGCCGGTGAAGTCCTTCACGTAGGGGATCTGCACCCAGAAGTTCGAGGGCACCTCCTGGATCGTGCCGGTGCCGGAGCCGGCCGGGAAGCGGGTCGTGCTCGACGTGTCGATGCCCTCGAAGGTCACGTTGTTGTCGGTGTCCACGTCCTTCGCGCGGGCGATGCGCTTGTTCGCCTTCAGCCAGCCGCTGAAGATGACCAGGATGTCGTCGTCCACGATGCTGTGGCCAGACGCCAGCACGGCGATGGCCTCGCTGGCGTTGCTCAGTGCGGACATGACCTTCGCGGTGCCGAGCGAGGCCAGTGCGCAATACGAGAGGGTGGAACCGTCGGGAAGTTGGATCGCGGCCATGTGGTGGGCCCTTTCAGATGGAAAAAGCCCGCGAGGCGGGCATTGATGAGGCCCCGCAAGGGGCAACGAAAAGGGCCGCCCCGTTGCCGGTGGCGGCCCTCTGTTCCGAAGGCGTCAGTCGCTAGTCAGCGAGCCAGACGCTGAAGTCCTGCCGTGCTCCGTGGAGCTTCACGGCCTGGTCGTAGGTCGCCGTCAGCGCACCGATGGCGGTGGCCTGCAGCGATGGGGTGCCGAGGATCTCGACCTCGATCGCGCGCATGAGTTGGTTCGCGCCGAGTCGCGTCGCGTCCCAGGTGTTGATCTGGATGCGGGCATTGCGCAGCCCGGGGTGGCCACCCTCGAGGAAGGACACCACCTGCCCGCCGATCTGCTGCCACGTCACGAAGGGCAGCGTCTGGCTCACGCCGACGGGCCGCAGATCCGGCCAGCAGCGGCCATCGCACAGCCCGCGCAGACGCTCGCCGATCGCTGCCTCGAAGCTCATTGCCACCCCGTGTTCGATTCGCGCAGCGCCTGCGTGTAGCGCTCGCGCATGGCTTCCAGGGCCTGCGTGCTGGTGGCATCCAGCGTCGGCCGGATGTACGGTGCCGCGGGGACGAAGACCGGAGCCGGCAGCGGCCGGTCCTTCAGCGTGACGAACTGGCCGTCGATCTTCACGACGGCGTACGGCTGCCAGTGCCCGAACTCGACGAGGTGCCAGTGCGGCGCCTTGCCCTTGTTCGGGCCGACGACGTAGACCTGCCGGCCGTCCGTCGACTTGCGTTCGAGGTGGAACTGGTAGATCGAGTCGCGCAGCACACCCTCGGCCACCGGCACGCGGGCGCGCATCTCGTCGTAGAACACCTGCGCGCCGGCCTGCGCCGCGGGCCGCAGCGCCTCCTCGGCGCCCTTGCCGAGCGCCTTTATCTTCTCGGCCAGCGACCCCCGGAACCGCGCCGAGACGAAGCCGTTCTTGCCGCGGTAGACCTTCTCGGTCACGCTGGCCACCTGTAGCGCCGGAAGGCGAACGAGTAGATCGACTCGCGGCCGGCCTGGATCTCGGCGTCGTTGCGCTCGAAGCACCGGAAGCCGTGCGCGTCCATCCAGCCGAGGAAGCCCTCCTCGGTCCAATAGGTGAGGTGCTCGCCGGGCCGGTAGTGGCGCGACAGCCGGATGGCGCCGAGCGCATAGACCAGCGGCAGGCTGACGAACAGCCAGGCATGCAGCTGGATGTGCCGCAGGTACTGCTCCGGGTCGTGCAGGTGCTCGATCACGTCCCACATGGTCACGCCCGCGAAGCCGTCGAAAGACGCGGCCCAGCGGCCGGTGGTCTTCAGCCAGTCCACGGCCACCGGGTTGACATCGCGGCCCCAGGTGTTCGGCCGGCGCCGGATGAACTCGCCCGAGCCGATGCCGATGTCGAGCACCGGGGCGGCGCCGATGTGCCGCTCGACCAATGAGACCCGCGCCGCGTTGATGGCGTCGACCATCGCGGCCGGGTGGCTGCCGGTGCGCTCGAAGTAGGCCGCGTCATACGCCACGCCGTGCGCCCGGTCGAGCTGGTAGGCCAGCCCGTGCTCGCGGCACAGCATCAGGTCGCCGTCTTGCTCGGCCGGCATCGCAGCGATGAGGCGGCAGAGGCTGTTCACGCCGCCCCCACGCCTCCGGCCTGCCAGTAGGCCAGGCAGTCGAACTGCGCTCGCAGGATCTCGTTCTGCGGCAGCGCGTTCACCAGGTTCCACACCGCCGGCTGCAGCGGCCAGTACTCGTGCAGCAGCACGCGTCCGCAGCGCTTGACCAGAGCGAAGTCGGTGTGCGTGTCGTTCAGGTGGTCGCCGTCCTGGTAGCAGAAGTCGAAGTCCAGGTCGCGGATCAACCGGGCCTTCTCCTCGTTGCTCGCGCAGTCGAAGAAGCGGATGTTCGTGATGCCGAGCGCCTTGACGATGTCGTGCTTCAGCAGCTCGGCCGGCTTGTCGTCGACGCTCACGCAGACCACGCGGTCGAAGTACTGGGCGAGCACGATGGCCGACATGCCGTTGTAGGTGCCGACCTCGAGGCAGGTCATGCGGCGCTTCGGCAGCTGCGCGTGCACGCGGCGCAGGAAGGCCTCGAACTCCATCATGATCGAGCAGCGGCGGAAGGCCTCCGCGCCGAACTGCTGCAGAACCTGGTTCAGCGCCGGGTTCGCAAGCGCACCGTGGCGCACATCACCGATCACCTTTTCAGCCACGCTCACTCCTTGAATCCGACGACGGAGAACGACCAGCACAGGTCGCGCTCGCTGTTGATGACGTTCACGAAGCCGAGGTCGCGCACGATGCGCGCCATGTCGGCCGGCCAGAAGGCGTGCAGGTGCTTCGCGCAGTTGCGCGGCAGCCAGTAGGTCATGTCCGGGTGCGGCAGGTAGAGGAACAGCACGCCGCCGGGCCGCAGCCGGTCGCGCCAGTGCGCCAGTGCCGCGATCGGGTCGGCCAGGTGCTCGAGGCAGTGCGACGAGAACACGAAGTCGAACGGCCCGGGCGGCAGGCGCATCGCGTCGCCGCCGTCCTTCGCCTCCACCGGGACCGCACCCGGGAAGGGCCAGCGCCCGGCGCCGACGTCGACCCCGTTGCCGCGGCAGAAGTGCACCGCCGCCGGCAGGATGAAGCGCATCGCCCCACCCTCGCGGATGTACGTCGGGAACTGCTGCCCCTCGTACTCGAACGTCCTCACCTCCACGGCCGGCCCTCCAGCACGTTGGCCAGCGCCTTGTCGACGCTGATCGGGTGCTTGTCCATGTTCCACCGCAGCCATGCCGCTTCGACCTGCGGCAGGTGGCCGATGGGGTCATCCGGCCGGCCCGGGTTCCAGCGGTCGGAGACGTTGTGCCGCCCGGACGTGAAGAAGTCGAAGCCGGTCATGTAGACGCTGGCCGGCGAGTAGGTCAGCACATCCAGCAGCGCCGCGAAGCCGGTGGTCGGCACGTGGCCGCCGAGCAGGCGCACGTGCGCGAGGAACTCCTCGACGGTGGGCACGTAGGTCGCGCAGAACCACCATTCCGCCCGCGCCTCGAAGATGTAGCGGAAGTCGACACCGTGCGGCTTGTGCATGCGCTCGTGCCACCGCGACTCCATCGCCTTCGCGTTCGGGCATTTGCACATGCAGAGCGTGACGCCTTCGCGCTTCAGTTCGGCGCGGCTCTTCTTGATCGACTGCCCATAGAACGAGTAATGCACGTCCGTCCGGTGCCCGGTGGTCTCGTCGATCAGCTTGTGGTTGTTCACCCTGATCACCACGTCGTGCGAGTCCACGAAGCCGGGCTCGTTGCCCAGCACGCCGGGCCCGCTGCCGACCAGTGCGATGCGCTTGCCGGCCAGGCGCTCGGAGACGGCTGCGCGGTCAACGAACACCGAGCACCTCCACGTCGATCACCGCCCGCGAGGTCGCCTTGTGGAGCACCTTGCGCGGCGTGATCAAGCTGATGAACGGCTGCCCATCGTCGAGCCCGCGGCGCGACCAGACGAAGGTCGCCGGCTTGTCGAGCGACTCGGCCAGCGGCACCAGGAAGCTCACGTAGCCAAGGCATCGGTCGGCCACCGACACCGCGTCGATGGTCTCTGCGACGGTGGTGCGGTTCGCCAGGTCCAGGTCGATGCCGCGGAACGCGAACAGCGGCCGGCCGGCGCCGATCTGCACGATGCGATGCGTGCCGCGCGCCTCGTCGATCAGCACCTGCAGCGCCCGGCAGTCCGGGAGCAGCGTCTTCCCGAACCCGTCCGTGCGGCCCATCGGCGTGCGCGGCATCTGCACGATCAGCACCGGGCGGCCGTCCTTCTGCACCTCGTCGACCAGCGCCGGGTTCGTCACCGTCCAGTCGAGGCGCAGTTCCGCATCGCCTTCGATGCCAGCACGCTGGCACACGTCCTGGAATTGCGTCGTGTCGAGCCGGCGCTTGCCCATCACGTAGTGCGCCACGATGTCGACGCGGCGGGTGAACGGGAACACCTCCACGCGGTCGCCCAGCGGCCGGAACACGTCGGGCCAGTCGGAGGCGATCCGCATGCGCAGCCCGCCGCGCATCAACAGATGGCGCACCGCGGCCTGCAGGTAGAGCGAGTCGCCGAACCCGCGCCCGCACCGGATGCTCTTCACAGCGCGGCCACCAGGTCGACGCGCGGGAAGCACGTGAGCGCCGTCTCGCGCGTGGCGTTGACCACCGGCACGCGGCGAGCCTCGGCGAACTTCGCGACCTTCGCGAACAGTTTCGGCCAGCCGGGCATCGAGTGCGCGTTGCCGAGCGTGCGCGGATGGTCGCCGTGCCAGTGCGTGCGGCCCCCGGTCTTCTGGCAGTCGTAGCCCAGCATCACCACCCGCGCCGCACCCAACATGATCGACAGGCTGACCGCGCGGTGCCCGGTCGAGCGGCCATCCTTCAGCGGCGGCGTGCGGCTGAAATCCGGCCGGGTCGTGTTGTCGATCCGCTCCAGCCGGTCACAGGCCGCGCGGGCCCGGCGGGAGAAGGTGAAGACGCGGCCGGGGAAGCCCCGGATCAGCGCCTCGTTATCCTGGAACCAGTTGAAATCGGTGAAGACCAGCGCGTCGGGCTCGAGGCCGTTCGCGCGCGCCGTCTTGACCGATGAATTGACCGCCATGAACCGGTCGCCCGCCAGTTGCCGCGCCTCCAGGCCCAGCCACTGCTTCAGCGTCACCCGCGCGAGGCTGGGGCCGGAAGCCAGGCACCAGGCGGTGAGGCCGGCCCAGGGATTGCCCGGGTCGGTCAGTTCGTCGCCCGGTCTCATCGGCCGTACTTCTCGAACCAGTGGCGCATGTAGTTCTTGGCGCCGCCCCGGAAGTGAACAACCGTCGGGCTGATCACCTCGTCGCGGCGTTCCGGCTTCCAGTTGTGCTGGACGGCGTCCATCATCCGAAGGCGCAGGTTGCCGCGCTGTTCGATGCCGAGCGCCCGGCTGGGCCGGATCGCGGCGGCAAGGCTCAGCTGATCGTCGCCCCAGGTGTCGCCGCAGCGGGCGAGCGCGTCGCGCCACAGCGGCACGACCAGGTCGCGGGCATAGAGCGGCACGAAGATCGCGCCGGTGTTCAGGATGCAGTCGTGAAAGTCCCAGACCGTCACGCCCAGGTCGAACGTGCCGTCGAAGACCGGGCGCGGGTCGCGGCCCAGGATGCAATCGGCGCCGGTCAGGATCGTGTCGGCGTTGAAGCTTTTCGATTCCAGATAGGCGAGCTGCGCCG